TTAAAGAACAAGAGTATGACTCCAAAACTCAAAATAAAGTTTCTATCGACAAATTATCTAATGCGGTTAAACTCGAATCTGAGAAATTACGTTTAGTGACAGATGCGGAAAAGAAACGTGGTCAGGCTCAAAAGACCGAGAAATCGTAAAATAAAGGAGTTAACATGTCAAATAATAATGAAGACGTTATCGCTTCTGTTGCAGAGAGTCATGAAGGTGGCCAACTCAACGCAGAAGTAGGGCAAGATGAAGGAACGAACAACGAAGAGGGTTCTACACAGGATTGGGAGTCTCAAGCTAAGTACCACCAATCTGAGAAGGATAAACTCTACGTTGAGAATCAACAGCTTAAACAATACGAAAAAGTTGGCAAATTTTTGGAATCACGTCCAGACTTAGTGAAAAATCTTATGTCTGAAGTAGGTCAGCCAGATGCTCAACCACAACGTGTCACGTTAAAGTCTGATGAATTTGACCCTTGGGAAGCCTACAATGACCCATCATCGAAATCCTATCAATTTAGGATGCAGGAGATGCAGGAAACCATAAATGGTGCAGTAGACCAAGCTGTCGGTGGAATTAAAGCACAACAAGGAAGATCAAGTCTTCGTGCTGATTTAGCCAATAAAGGGTTAAACGAGCAAGAACAAAATTCTTTCTTTGAATTTGCTGATAAACATCCATCCGAATATGGTTTGGACAATGTACTTAAAATGTGGCAAGCTGTAACTCAAAGTCCAGAAACTGTCACGGAGAATCCATTAGATCAAATCCGTCAAAATCAAGCTAATCCAACTGCTGCTGGTGTTTTACAAGGTCAGCAGCCTGAGAAGAAGTCTGAGACTGATTCGATGTGGGATTCAATAGTGTCAGCTGGAAGTCGAACAAAAGTACTATAATAAATAAAAAGGAGAATGAATAATGGCTACTTATAATAGTGGACAGTTGAAATTTGGAACTCCTGGTGCGGTTATTGACAGTACAATCCCATCACGTAGATTGTACGATTTTGGCGATAGGGTCGCTGAATTATCCCCAGATGAGTCTCCATTTTTTGTTTATCTGTCTAAAGTTGCAAAAGTGCCAACTTCAGACCCTCAATTCCGTTTTCTTGAAGACAGAACTAAGATTTCTGTTTTTGATAGAAGCTTTAGTATATCAACTAATCTAGCAGCAGTTAGTGCTGGTGCGGTTGTTTCAGCTACTATCACGGCAGCTCAAGGTTGGCTCATCAAGGGAATGGTACTTTCTATAACATCTAATACTGGTAATAGTGCTGGGCCTAATCACGCAAATGCTGTGATTACTGCTATCAATTCTACAACATCAATTGATATTAAATGGCTCACTAATCCAGGTTCAGATGCCGATCCAGATGCTTACACAGCTGAAACTTCTACGGAAGGTATGGCATGCGTTATAGGAACTGCCTATGAGGAAGGTTCTGGTGCTCCAGACGTATGGTCTCAAGAGCTTGATAATGATTATGGTTATACCCAAATCTTTAAAACAGCTGCTGAAATGACCAATACGGCAAGAGCAACAGTCTACCGAGGGTATTCTGATGAATGGCAAAGAATATGGAATCTTAAACTAAGAGAACATAAAATCGATATTGAACGTGCAATGCTTTTTGGACAGCGTGCATCTTCTGGTGGAATTTACTACTCAGAGGGTATATGTGGACATATCATTGCAAATGGTCAGTCTCAAACAGTTGCAGACGCAGGACAATTAGTTTATACTGAAGGTCAAGCATACTTGAAAACAGTTGCTGCTGGAAGTTTAACCTATGATGTTCTTCTTCGTGACTTAGAAGTTGTGTTTGACCCTGCAAGGGGTGGAAATTCAAGTAAGCTTGCTTTAGCTAGTTTACCAGTAATTTCTCTCTTTAATAAACTTGGCGATTCAGCTGGCTTTATTGGAGATTCACTTGTTGGTGCAACAACCCAAAGTTCACGATATAACTTCGAAGCTAGTAAAGGTTCATTTGGTCATAAAATCATGAAGATTGAAACTGTTCATGGCGACCTATCTTTGGTTAGAGAACCGCTGTTTAGACGGATGTCAGGCGAATTTATGTGCATGGTTGATTTAGACCACGTATCTTACCGTCCATTGGTAGGAAATGGTGTCAACCGTGATACCTCTATAACTACGAATGTTCAACAGGCTGATGAAGATTTACGGAAAGACCTTATCCTAACGGAAGCTGGTCTTGAAGTATCCCTTCCTGAAACTCATGCCTTGTTTAACTTCGAGGAGGCACTAGCATAATGAGAGCAGACGTACTCAATAGTAGTAGTAGTAAATATGGAAGAACTCCAGATGTATACAAAATGTCAGCAAAGACAGCAGATTTCACAGCTGTTGATGGCTTTTGTTATCTTGTTACAAAGTTAGATGGTTGCGATGTTACATTGCCAGCACCTACTGTTGGAGCAAAGATAAAAATTGTATTTGGGGCAGTAACAAGTAATGCTCACACTATAACGTGTGATGCAACGACAACACTGTATGAGGGTTATGCCTTGGTAATTGATACCTTAGACGGAACTCCCGCTCAGCATGTTGTTTTTGCAGCTGATGAATCTGATGATGATGCTATTTCAATGAATGGCACTACAACAGGTGCTTCAGCAGTATATGAACTTACTGGCATTGCTACAAATAGATGGCAAGTAGAGGGTATTGTTTATGCCTCTGGTGCTGTTGCTACTGTATTTGCTTAAACCGAACAAATAAGGTTTAACAGTTTTGCTTACTGTGGGGCAGGTCGTATAAAGGGCTTGCCCCTAACAAGCTTTTAAAAATTTAAATTAAAGGAGAAATAATGCCTAAAGGAAAAAAGTATCCAACAGGTGGAAAGCTCAATGGTGCTTCACATGAAGAAGGTGGTATCCCAATTGAAGCTGAAGGTGGAGAATTTATAATTAAAAATGATTCTGTCAATGAAGAGACATTACCAATGCTAGAACATATTAATGAAACTGGAGAATTTCCAACAGCAAATGCAATGGAGCGTAGTCAAGTCTCTCCAATGGGTGATGAAGTAGGTATAGGGATGTATAAAGAAGGTGGGGAAGTCTATAAAGATATGTATGAAAAGGGAAAGAAATCTGGACGAACTAAGGAGAAATCTAGACATGTTGCACTTGCAACAAGTAGAGCAATGCGTGGTGATGCTAGGTCTGACATCCTTGAAGTTGTTAAGGCTATTAAGCGTACACAACCCAAAAAGAAAAAGAAGAAATAATATGGCTATAATATTTTACTGTCATAGATGTAACACAAAAGTAGAATGTGAAACAAAAGCAGAGATGATATGTGATTGTGGTCATTATGTTAAAGACCATGATGATACACGTAATCATGTTAATATGCGTACAACTTGGTCTGGGACTACAAAAGTAGAATTTAGCAATACAACAATGGAAGAGGATATAGCACAAAGGAATAGCAGATAATGGCATTTGACACACAAATAACTGATTTGGTTGGAGGAACTATAGATCAAACTGCGTGTGACCAATGGGCTGCTGATGCTTGCAAGGAAATAATAAATGTCCTTCCAGAAAGATTAAAAGCAAAATGTGCTACAATAAGTATAGTAAATGCAACAAATGGAACAACTCTCGATTTAGATGGCATAGGTGATATTTTATCTGTAACTCGCTTATCTGCTAATTCTGGTGGATATTATAAGCCATGTAGAGAAATACCTGCTATGTACGGAGACCTTGCAAATGATGATACGGATTTAAATTATTATGCAACTGCAACTGATCCTGTATATTATATAACAAGCAATTCTTCTGATGTTGCAACATTATTTATAAAGCCAACTACAACGGATGCACAGCCAGCCAATGCATATCACATATCATATCCAACAGTAAATGTAAGTGATGTTAGTACAATTGCAAATTTTCCCGATGAAGCAGAGTCTCTTGTAGTATTATATACAGCTGTAAAACAATTACATCAATATATGAACTCAAAATCAAGTGAGCTTCCATCTGATATTGTAGCTCCTGTTCTTGAAACTATTTCAGAATCACTTCCAACATGGAGTGCCCCAGATGATTTTATAGCTTCTGTCAAACCAGCAGTTCCTAGTTTATCAGCACAATCGGTTACTATAACAGGAACAGCACCAACATATGTTAAGCCAACCTTTAGTGCTCCTTCTCTTGGAAGTGTAGGAAACTTAACATTGCCAGTAGCCCCAGTGACACCTACCATATCAGCACAAACAGTTGCTGATTTTAGTAGTAGTGCTCCAACATATGTTAAACCAATTATAGCTCAAACTCCATTTAGTAGTTATACAAGTGGTCTTAGTGAGCTTGATCCAGGAGTATTGTCTATAAGTGCGGTATCTCCAGCAGTTCCAAGTATATCATCTCAAGTTATTTCTGATCCTTCAAGTTTTGCTCCGACATATATAGAACCAGTAATTTCATTAAAAGTAGCACCTACAATTTCAGATTTAAGTATCTCTTCTGTCGCTCCAGTAGTTCCAGCTTCACCAAGCTTTACGACTCCAGAAATAGGTGCTATAACAGTTGCTTCAACGACTCTTACTAATCTTGGAGTTGCCCCACAATATACTTCGCCAACAACTACAATTAGTGGTACGGCATGGGCTACCGCATATCCAGATGAGTATACTGCTTTAAATACAGCCCTTGGTGCTATAGCTACTGAGGTTGGATTAGCAAAGGTGGAAGCTGCGGAAATTGTAATACAAACTGATAATAGTGGAGACTTTACAACCGCTTTAACTGCAATGAAGACTGAGCTTGACAAGGTTGACGAGATTATAGTTTTAGCAAGCACAGAGTTTGATAAGTGTGATACAATACTTGATAAAGGGGAGGTTGATAGTGAAAGTGCTATTAATGATGCAGCAGCTAAAATAGTAGTAGAGTTAGACGAAACACAATCTATTTGCGATCTTATTAATGATCAAGTAGATGCTGCTGTTGTTCAGATTGCAGAGGCAGAGGGACAAGTAGATAGTAGTGTAGATACTGCTTTAGCAGCCATAGTTACAGCAGCAGGTAGGGTTAATACAGCTGTTGTCCTTGCAAATGGACAATTTGATGCATCGGTTCTTGAAGCTGCTCAAGCAGAAGCAGAGGCTGATGATGGTGCTATAGCTACCGCACTTGGCTTAATCAATACACAGGTAGATAATGCAGTTGCAGGAGTAGGGGACGTTAGAACATATCTTGCTCAAGCCAATACAAGAATTGCTACAGCAAAAGGTGAAATAGATATAGCTAAAGCTGAGGCTGCTGAGATTGCAACTCAAACAGATAATAGCGGTGATTTTGCCACAGCTCTAACTGCTATTAATACAGAGCTTAATAAAGTAGATGAGGTTATTGTACTTGCTAGTACAGAATTTGATAAGACTCCAGCACAAATTGTACTTGCTAGCACAGAATTTGACAAGTGTGATACAATTTTAGACAAAGGAGAAGAAGACACAGAGGGTGATGTTAACACAGCAAAGGCTGCGATAGCAACAGAACTAGGAGAAACGCAGGCATTAGCAGATAGTGTTCATACTGAAATTGCACTTATAAACAGTGTTGTTGATGCAGCTATAATCGAAATAGGGCAAGCATCCGCAGAAGTTGATAAGATGATTGCTGAAGTTGGTCTTGATAATGCTGAAGTTGATCTTGCAAAAGTAGAATTAGCAGAAGCAGCAACTCTTGTAGACAATGACATTGATACTTCACTATCGGCAATTACAACAGCTGCTGACAAAATAAATGCAGCAGTGCTTTTAGCTAATCTAGAGTTTGATAAATGTGATACAATGCTTGATAAAGGGGAGGTTGATACTGAAGGAGCTGTTAATACAGCAGCAGCTAAAATAATAACAGAATTAGATGAGACTCAAGCTATTTGTGATAAAATAGATGCTGATTTAGTCCTTGCGAAAGCAGAGGTTGTGCTTGCAAAAGCAGAGGCAGCAGAACTTGCAACACAAACTGATGGTTCAGGGGATATTGAAACTGCATGTGACGCAATGAATACAGCACTTGACAATTTTAGGGGAACATCCGATCCTGCGCTTCTTGGAGACGAAGACACTTATACTACTGGGACTGGAATGACACAAGTAAAAGTATATGTGGATAGAGCTATTGCTTATATAAATGGTGATTCTCCAGAAGCTGATTCTGATTTACATCAAATTCTTAAAGATATTAATGATCAGATTGCAGGTGAGGATACGGAGCTTGCAGGTTCATTTATGCAAGCAGCACAAACAACATTAAATACTATGCAAGCTGAACTTCAAATAGCACAAACATACATAACAGAGTGGAATACAATGGTTCAAACTATTGCCTCTGAAGTCCAAGGATTTGCTAACGAAGTAAGTGCAAGAACTAATTTTAGTGGAGCTAAATCACGTGCAGTTCAAGGATATATTAGCACTGCCCAAAGTTATGTATCTACAGCATCTGGTTTTGCAAATGAGGTTCAATCTAAAATAGGTATAGCAAATGGATATATAGCAGAAATTAATGTAAGATTAGCACAAGCACAGGCAAAAAGACAAGAATCTCAATCGAGAATAGATTCAGGTAATGCATATTTAGCAGAAGCAAATGCTCGTTCCCAGGAGGCACAAAGTTATGCCACTGAGGTTAGTTCTAGGGTTCAACAAGTACAAGCACAAATAGGGGTTGCACAAGGATATATTGCAAGTGGTGGGGGTTATTCACGTGTAGCAGATGGATATAGTAAAATTGCCCAGGGGTATGTAAGTACTGCAAATGGATATATATCATCTGCAAATGGAAGAAATCAAACAGCACAAGCATATATTAATGAAATAAACGCAAAAATTTCAATTGCACAGGGCTATAGTAGTGAAATTCAAAGCAGATTAGCTCAGGCTCAAGCAAAGAGAGAGGAAAGTAGATCACGTGTAGAACTTGGAAATGCATATCTTCAAGAGTCTAGCTCTACAGTAGCTTCTGGTAATGCTTATATTGCAGAGGCACAAGCAATAGTGGCTCAAGCTCAAGGTTATAGTGCTGAGGTTAGTGCAAGGTCTTCCTTCACAAGTGCTAAATCTCAAGCTGTTCAAGCATATATAAGTACTGCAAATACTTATCTTGCTGAGGTTGCACAAGATTTGTCATTGGCACAAGGATATAATGGTGCAGTACAGGCTTATATAAATTGTGCACAGGGGTATGCTTCGGAGGTTCAAGCATATCAAACAAGTACTCAAATATTTTCTGGAACATCAAAAAATAGAATAGATACAGGTAATGCATTTTTAGCTGAAGCAAATGCTTCTTCTCAAGAGGCACAAGCATATGTTAGCGAAGTAAACGCTAGGATTGCACAAATTGGAGGATATTCACAGGTTTTTTCTGGATATATAAGTGCATCGCAGGGGTATGCAAATGAAATACAAACAAAAATTAATATAGCCCAAGGATATGGAAATGAAATTAATATAAGGCTTTCTCAGGCACAGGCTAAGAGAGAAGAATCTCAATCGAGAATAGCAGTTGGGAGTGCATATATCCAAGAAGCAAACGCAGCCATTGCTCAGGCACAGGGTTACGCTCAAGAAGTTTCTGCACGAGGTGGTTTTACATCTGCTAAATCACAGGCAGTACAAGGGTATATTCAGACAGCACAGGGTTTTGCTAATGAGGTTCAAGCTTTATTGTCGCAAACACCAGCAAAGGTTTCTGAATATCAAGTTAAGGTGCAGAATGCTTTAAATGAGTTTAATAAAGCTAATGCAGAATATCAAGTTAAGCTACAAGAAGCCACACAGCAAGCACAGATCAACGCACAAAAGGCTCAACAGCAAGCTCAGTTAGATTCAACTGATGCACAGCAAGAGGCAAGTTTAAAACTTCAAAAAGAGAATCAAGAGTATGCCTCTAGTCTTCAAAAGTATCAGGCTGAGGTAAGTACATATCAGGCAAATGTTAGTACAGAAGTTCAAGAGTATCAACTGAATCTTGAAGGAGATTTACAAGTATGGCAAGCTGAAAGGCAAACCGACTTACAAAAGTATGGTAGTGACATACAAAATAATTTAAATACATTCAACAAGGAAAATGCTAAGTATCAGGCTATCATACAAGAATATACTCAAGAGGCACAACTTCTTGATGCACATGAAGCAAGAAAGTTACAAAAATATCAAGCAGAAGTAGGAACATATCAGGCTGATGTTGGTAAGCAGGTTCAAGAGTATCAGCAGAAATTAGCACAATACCAGCTTGAACTTAATACTTCATATCAGGCATGGGCTAAGACAGAATCTGACAATATATCTATTTATGGTTCTAATGTACAAAATGAGTTAAATGAATTTAATAAAGAAAATACTATTTATCAAGCTACGATTCAAGAGAAAGTACAAGAGGCTCAGTTAGCTGACGCACATGAAGCTAGGAAGTTGCAGAAATACCAAGCTGAAGTAGGTACTTATAGTGCAGAAGTTAATGCAAAGGTTCAAGAATGGGTGAATGAAGAATGGACTCAAAACTTTCAAAAATATCAGACTGATTATTCTAATAAGCTTCAGGAATATACAGCTGATGTTCAAAATGAATTAAACAAATTTAATGATGATAACACCGAGTATCAAGCTAAATTACAAAAAGATATTCAAGATGCACAATTAAGTGATGCTAATGAAGCACGTAAACTTCAAAAATATCAGGCAGAAGTCGGAACATATAGTGCAGAGGTTAATACAAATGTTCAGACGTTTACACAGGCTCTAACAAAAAATAAAGCTGCATTTGATACAAGTATGCAAAAGTATACATCAGAAGTACAAAAAGTATCTTCTTCTAACGCATCATCTTTACAAAAATTTCAATCTGAAACTGCTGATTTTTCAGCGAAACTACAAAAGCAAACTACTGACTATCAGTGGTATCAAAGTCAGTATGCACAATTAAAGGCTGATTATCAGCAAGGATTACAATTATTAATAAGTGGGGGAGTTCCTCCACAGCAACAAGAATAAAGGAGATAAAAAATGGCAGATAGATAATATAAAGGGGTCACTAGGAGGCAATTTAACATATACTGTAAATGATGCTAATGACAAATGGTATTATGCCCCCAATGTTATAGTAACATCCACATCTACCCAGCTTATTTCAGTAACAGCAGATGATTATACTGACTTAGTAGGAGCTACTGGAGACCCAGCTAGTCCTAATGAGGCAGCTGGAAGTGAAGCTCATTTTACTGAAGGTGGCAATATAGATGCTAGTGCAGATGATATTAGGTTCATATTTATTAAAAATACAGGTACAAGTGATACTTCAAATACAACTACTACTAATAGTGTATATTTAACGCTTGATGCTGGTGCTGCAGCTCATGATGCTGAGGATGCTATAGAAATAGCTTCTGGAGAAGCTTGGATGGGTAGAGTTAATAATATTGTAGATGATTTTCGTATTATCTCAGGGCAGGCAGATGCAGCTGGGACGGCAGCTACAGTTAATAGTAGTACAAGTGTTAGATGCACTGTTGCAGCTATAATAGATGATGGTGGTCATTAATGGTAGATAATGACAGTTAAAAATGTAATATCACAACTAGAGAAGATTTTTGGAAGGCAATCAGAAGCATATTTGATTCAAATTATCAATGATGGGCTTATAGATATAGCCAATAAGAAACAAGTATATACTGTATCTGCTCTT